CAGATGCACTATAACCTTTACCTCTTAATGGATTGTATCCTGTACCATAATTAACAGATTCGCTGTTAAATTTTTCTGCAAAGATGTATCCAACTTGTTGATTGCTCATATGTTATAAATAGTTAGATGTCTCCAGAAATGAAGTCATAGTAAGCTGTTCCATCTGGTAATATTACTACGCCTTGTGGTAGGTTGTTGTTAATTACTCGTTGGTACTCTGATAATCTACTATCATATATTGTTGGATGTAATCCTTCTGAGTAGTCATAACGTACACTTGGCACATAAACAAATCCTTCAGATCCACTACGATTCCAGGTGTAAAACTCATATTGACTACCATCCACTCTAACATCACGCCCATAGCCACTTATACCTAAATCAATAGTATCATCTAATCTCTCATCGCTTAACAACTGCTGTTCTACTTGTTCATTATTGTACTGGTTTTGATAAACTTGTATTGTTAGTGCTGATCCAGATAGCTCACCCTCAAGATATTCATAGCTTGCTGTCAGCTCTGTTTGAGGCATATCTATTTCAGTTTGCCAAACATAATCTCCCTGATCTCTTTTATCTCCATCAGCATCCTGTACAGCACCGCCTATAGTGTAGGTATCTGGTATATCCAACGATGATGTTAAAAGTAAATCCTCTACAATCGGTTTATTTGTTGCAAACTTACTACGCTCTAGTATTGTTGGTTCGATTACTAATCCTGTTTGCAGATTTGCTCTTTGAGGTACTAATTTTTTTATTAGTTGAAATAAGGATGAGTCATAGTGCCGAATTATTCTTATGTAGTTATTATATAAGTTATGCCCAGTATACTTTTTATAGTATTCATTACTTAGATTTGCTAGATCAGGATAATACTCTCTGTAAACATCCTGTGGGTCACCTATATAATCATCAATACTAATTCCACCAAACTGTTCTGCGATGTCTTGGTTAATCTCATTTTGTGGTGATAAGTAAACTCCTAATCTTGGGCTGTCTGGTGGCTGTGAGTCTGTTAAGGATCTTTGAATCGTTCTATTTGTATATAGACTTGATCCTGCTGTTACAGTTGGTTCAATTCTAATCTTATTCGAAACACTTCTATTTCCACCTAGATCTGGCCATTCAAGTGAGTGGTTTTCAATTACCGGTTCGAAATAATTTGATGATGTTGATATAAAGTTATAGAATGAAGCAGATTTAGTTAGGCTACCGTTTAGTAATTGTATGTTTTGGTTTGGATGCTTACTAGCTATGCTTGATATTGTACTTAAATCGTATTTTTTATTATCGGATCCTAAGGTTTGTCTGTATATTAAGTGGTAGAAGCTAGAAGTCGATCCAGAAAAAGTGCTATCTAAATCTCCTTGAAAGCTTGTTGGTGCTAGTGCGTGGTTCGATATAACACTATCTTCTAATGGCTTGGCCCAATATCTTAATTCCTGTACGATTCCTTGAAAGTAATTTGTATTTGATACTCCCGATCCAGATCCTGGTATAAATAGGGGAGTTCCATCTCCCTTGCTGAGGTATCGTTGATTATAAGAGCTACTAGTTGCTCCATCAACAAAGATACTGCACGATACTGTCTGTACAACTTTTTCGTACTTTGTTTTTTTAACAATCAGCTCATAAGTTTGATTAGTCGTAATTGTATCATCATCAGTGGATCTATTTAAAGTCAACCAATGAAAATTACCCATCAAAAACAGAACACGATACAGATGAACTTGCCCATTGTAGTGGTGAACCGCCTCTTAGGAAAAATCCAATATAATCTCCAGATCCCGACTGAAAAGCTTTTATGTGGAATCTACTAGGAGAGTCTAATATTAGCTGCTCTCTTGTATCGTTAGCTGGGATTTTAAATCTAAGCTCTATTGTGTTTGGATGTGTACCAGTCTCAATTGATGAAGTCCATGGAGATGTTAGATATGAGAAACCTGATCCACTTGTCTGACCAACTTCTAGTCCGTAGAAGAATCTTTCGTATTTTAAATCAGTCTTGGTTGTAAATTCAGGTTCTGGTCCGCCATATTCACGGATTCTTAGTATTGTAGCTGGTAATCCGTAACAGTTAATTAATGCTCGAATACTTCTTTCAGTACCTTTTGTTTTTAGTAAGTATGGTAAATTTGCAATAACTCGCTTCCAAATTTCCTTTACTCTATCCTCAGATGAAACTTTAAAATTACTCACATAACTACCAGTAGCATCTACACCTATTGCATATTGCCATAAATCCTCAATAGATGCTCCATTTTCAAAATCAATTCCTAAGTTTTGTGATATTGCATATATTAGATCTTTACTAAATCCTTCAAGCAGAGACTCATCTCGACTATATAACTTTACATAATCTTTTATGTAGGCATATATTAAATCGTAGTAATGACCAATCATATTAACAAACAGTAAGTATGACTCGTTTGAGTCATCTAACTGAATATGCTCTGGAATTAATTTCTGTAAGTTGTTTGCGTTATTATAATCATATAAGCTTGCTGACGCTAAGATGCCGTCAAACCAATCTTCTGCCTGTGATGATGTACTATTGTATAGTATATGTGGTTTTTCACTATTTTGTTTTGGCCACGTAGCTGGGTAAAATTCACCATATGATGAACTCTCATATGAGTGTGATGAGTAATAAAGATATTTTTCATACCCATCAAAAGTACCTATCAGTGTCGTTTTTTTATTCTTTGCTTCAGTTACGTTTTTAACATAATAAAACGAACTTGTTGAATTTGCACTTGATAATCCCGTTAAGTCTGTTGAGAGTTGTGCTATTCTAGCATCGTATGATTCTAAAAGCTGTACTTTGTATTTAAAATTTAAAAGCCTCTCTTTTGCCGAACCAAAAAATACATAATTCTCAAAACTTCTATAATCAACATTTAACGGTATTCCTTCTATCAGAGAACCACTTAGAACCTGGCTTACTATACTTTGTATATTAACCGATGATGTTGTGATTAAATCATTCCAGTTTTTAAAAGCCGTTTGCTGATTTGTTCTTTGCTTAACAAGCACATCAAAATTAGGGCCGGCAATTAGTGTATTTTTTCTTCGTAATTTTGGTGGAATAATCGTAACAGTATCCTGTATTGGATTAGATACTTCCTGACTCAACCATATTAAGTCGCCAACAACCTTATCGCTGGGTAGTGGTGTTGTTAGTTTGAATATTATACTATATGGCGATTCACTAATAGTTAAATTATCCTGAATGTAGTCGAATACACCAACTCGATCAGTAGCATCTAAGTATATATAAAGATCTGGTAATACTATTGACTTTTGTTGTTGGAATAATCCGGATGCGAAGAAGTTTGTAAACTCTGCGCTTGATATGTTATTTGCTAAAAACGGTACTACTCGTATCTCAAGTCTATCATTGCTGATTTCTTGTATGGTTAATTTGTGACCGTCACTAGATCCTAAGAAATTTCTTAAAAATCTATGGGTTAAATTATACTTACCTGAAATAAATCCCGCAGTGAGTAAGTCTTTTTCTGGATCCAAAATGACTTCGGTACCACTGATACTGAAAACCGTACCTCGAGCAACAGATTCTAGATAAATAGAATTTAGATTAAATAAATCTATTTGTACACAGTCATTAGGACACCTACTTATATCGTTCACGTAGGTACCAAATAAAGGTACCGACACGTTATTTGGTGTCGTGTTAAGAGGTCTTGTTGTTGGTGGTATGTTAACTGGTTGTGCCACTATCTTTTAAATATAAATATCAGTTTCTAGTAGTTGTGGTTGTTTGTTGCTGGGGTTGTTGTGGTATAGTAGCTCTATTTATATTCTGTTCAGATGTATTAATTTGATCCTGCGTATACGGTTGTGATGTTGGTAATGGTTGTATATTGTCAACTGTGGTTGGGTTGTAAACAAGATTTGTGGACGAATCGTGTATATTTTGGAATAGCTTATTCTTTTCTAAATACCAAACATTATTATTTGGAATAAAATAAGAATTGTAGCGAGTATCTACGGTTGTTCTATTTGGAAATAGAATATATTTCATTGACGTGATTGCACATCTAGGTGCACCGTATTTTAATCCTATATCTTTATCCTGGTCGGTTGTACCGAATAAATCTAGATATAGTTCTTGATTATTCCAGTTTTTCACCTCAGGAGATTGATCAGCAAACATTTCAGAAATGTGCTTAAATTCAAATGATATTCGAACTTTTCTCGCGCCTTTAGGTATTGTATCATTGTCATTTATAGCAAAGAAGGCAGCTGCTCCTCGATCCGGTTTTAATTTGTTCGTCTGTAGTAGACCTCCTTCCATATTTACATATACCCATTTTTGATTTCTATCTGAGTTTTCACTGATTGACTCTATGTTGGAATATGGTTGATTGAATATTGTTATTTTATTTGTGTATCTTAGTTTATCTTCAATGAATTGCTTGTTTGCATTTGCAATAT